TTACAAGGTCGTATGGAACATGGAAGGGTATCCTTCAATGAGAAAGAGGACTGGAGTGAGTTTAGAGATCAATTAGTGATGTTCCCAACAGCTGGTGTACATGATGACTTGGTAGATGCTTTAAGTTACATTGACCAGTTAGCTATCACAAGCTACAACACAGACTACGAAGATGATGACTACGAAGTCTTAGACGTTATTTCAGGATACTAATAATGGACTTAAAACAAGATAATACTAGACCAGACGGTTCACAAAAAGGTGGGGGATTCTTTGGTCTATTAAAAAGACCTGATGGTAAGGTATCTACAGAAATATCTATTGGTTTAGATATGGGTGGTAAAGAGATAAACGTACCCTTACTTGTACCTTCTCTTACTCCTGAAGAATTAAATTACTTACTTCAAACTGATGTTGAGTCAAAAGATTTCCTTAAGAATATACCTCCATCTATAATGGAAAAAGCTTATATCCATGCTCAAGAACGCATGAAGGCAGGTATATCACCTTTTGCACTACCTGATGAAATTGCTAAGTTTCCAATAGCTGCTAAAAAGATGCAAGAACAAGAAACTACAAAAGTACAATATCAAGATCCTTTTAACGACACTACAAGGTAACATAATGGCTCTAACTAACGATCAGTTCGATGACGAGAAGAGTAGTCAGTTTGAACAACCTACAGAGGCTGAGAAGGAACTCACCTCATGGGTTACTCAGCACATTACTCGCTGGCGTGACCACAGAGATGCTAACTACATGGACTTGTGGCAAGAGTATGAGCGAGTCTTTCGAGGTATCTGGGCTGCTGAGGATAAGACTCGTGAGTCAGAGCGTTCACGTATCATCTCACCAGCTACTCAGCAAGCCATTGAGACTCGTCATGCTGAGATCATGGAAGCTATCTTCGGTCAAGGTGAATTCTTTGACATTCAAGATGATGTCTTAGATGTAGATGGTAATCCTTTAGATGTTGAACAAATTAAGGTTCAACTGCATGAGGACTTTAAGAGAGACAAGATTAAGAAAGCTATTGACCAGATTGAGCTGATGGCTGAAATATATGGTACAGGTATTGGTGAAATCATTGTTAAGACTGAGAAGCAATACGTCCCAGCTACTCAAGCTATTCCCGGCATTGCTAATGCAGCTGCCATTGGAGTTCAAGAGAAGGATCGTATTGCCGTTAAGATCAAACCAGTTAACCCTAAAAATTTCCTTATTGATCCTAATGCTGATTCCGTTGACGATGCTCTGGGCGTTGCTATCGAGAAGTATGTATCCATTCACAAGATTGTTGAAGGTATTGAGAGTGGCATTTACAAGAAGGTAGACATCACCACAGCCTCAGAGGATGAAGACTTAGAAGTAACTCAAGACTTGAAGACCTATCAAGATGATAAGGTTAAGCTAATCACTTACTATGGTTTAGTTCCTCGTGAGTACTTGACTGAAGGTGATGAAGAGGAAGAATATGAAGAGTTGTTCTCCGAAGGTACATCAGCTGATGAACACTCCAACTTGGTAGAAGCTATCATTGTGATTGCCAATGACTCTATCTTGCTTAAGGCTGAAGCTAATCCTTACATGATGAAGGATAGACCAGTTATTGCCTACCAAGATGATACAGTCCCCGGTAGATTCTGGGGTCGAGGTACAGCTGAGAAAGCCTACAATATGCAGAAGGCTATTGATGGTCAGCTTCGTGCTCACATGGATTCCTTGGCATTAACTACAGCGCCTATGATTGCTATGGATGCTACAAGGCTTCCCCGTGGTGCTAAGTTTGAGATTAAGCCCGGTAAAGCTATCTTGACCAATGGTTCACCTTCTGAGATCTTGTATCCCTTCAAGTTCGGTCAGACTGATGGTAACTCAGCAGCTGCAGCGCAGAACTTTGAGCGTATGCTCCTACAGGCTACAGGTACAGTTGACAGCGCAGGTATGCCCTCTAACGTACCTCGTGACGCAGGTGCTGGTGGTATGTCAATGGCTATGGCTGGCATCATCAAAAAGTACAAACGTACCTTGAGTAACTTCCAAGAAGACTTCATGATCCCATTCATTAACAAAGCTGCCTTCAGATATATGCAGTTTGACAGTGAACGTTATCCTTCAGTTGACATGACCTTTATCCCAACAGCTACCTTGGGTATCTTGGCACGAGAGTTTGAACAACAACAGATGATTGGTTTGTTGCAGACACTTGGCCCCAATACGCCAGTGTTGCCATTGATCCTTAAAGGTATCTTGCAGAACAGTTCATTGTCTAACCGTGGTGAACTGATGAAGGCTTTGGATGAGATGTCTCAACCTAACCCACAGGCTGCTGAGGCAGAGCAGATGCAACAACAGGCTGCAATGGAGCTGGCACAGGCTCAGGTGGCTGATTTACAGTCTAAAGCTCAGAAACAATCAGCTGAGGCTCAGAAGACCATGATTGAAGCTCAGATGATCCCTGAAGAGCAGCGTGTAAAGCTAGTTCAAGCTGCATCTACTAACCTAGATAGTGGTGATGACTTCGAGAAACGTCTAAAACTTGCTGACATGATGCTTAAAGAGAAGCAAGTTAACCTAAAAGCTGCTGATATTGCTTCTAATGAGCGTATTGCAGCCCTTCAAATGGTTAATAAACAACAAAAGATGCAATAAGTTAACAAAAGACTTGACAAAGTGATAAAAATGTGTTATCATAATACATACAGTCAAGAACTTTAAAGGAGGGATAAGCCAAATGGCCCCTGATTTACAGAAATATTACGAAGAAACCTTTAATACCATGAGTACTAAGGGTTGGGACTTCTTAATTGAAGACTTTGAAGAGATTAAGGCTAGTTTAAACGATATTTCTACTGTCAACGATACACAAACACTACATTATCGTAAAGGACAGTTAGATATTATTGAATTAGTTTTAGGGCGTAAGGCTGTGTGTGAGAAGGTATTTGAGGACTTACAAGATGAGTAAACATTTGTATGACTTCTTATGTCCCAACAACCACACAACTGAATCGCTGGTAGATAGCGATCATACCACTGCAAAATGCAAAGTATGTAGTAAGGACGCTATCAGGCTCATTTCAGCTCCTACCATTGGGTTAGATGCCATCTCTGGTGACTTCCCCGGTGCAACAGCTAAATGGGCATCTGTGAGAGCTGACAGGCTCAAGCAGGAACAAAAGAGAGGATCTGAATAGCTATTCAGGCAACCCAATTTTATTTTGAAATTATCCTGTAATCCATACGTGGACAGGGAAAGGTTAGGTATGGCTTTAATTGATAGCAATGAGGAACTAGGTAACGTTAGTGAGATAGAAGCTGAAGACTTTAAACAACAGTCTTCGACAAGCGTACAACAAACTCAACAACCTTCAGAGCAAGCTCCAGAGATCCCTGAGAAGTACAAGGGGAAGAATCTTGAAGATATTGTTCGTATGCACCAAGAGGCTGAAAAGCTAATCGGTAGGCAAGCACAGGAAGTTGGAGAAGTTAGACGTTTAGCTGATGATCTCATCAAACAGAGCATAGCTCAAAAGAATCAACAACAAGTGCAACCAAATGAGGTAAATAACGCCTCACAAGAGATTGATTTCTTTGAAGATCCGCAGAGTCACGTTAATCGTGCTGTAGCGAATCATCCAGATGTAATTGCCGCTAAACAGGCATCACAGCAGTTAAAGCAAATTCAGACACAAGCAATGCTCAATAAGAAGCATCCTGACTTTGCAGATGTTGTACGTGATGGTGAGTTTATTGAGTGGGTTAAAGCTTCTCCAATGAGGCTTAATATCTACGCAATGGCAGATGCTAACTATGATTTTAATGCAGCTGATGAACTGATTACTACATTCAAACAGATTCGTACATCTAAGACACAACAAACTACTGATGCAGGTAACGCTGTTCGCAAACAGAACCTTAAAGCAGCTGGTGTCGATGTTGGAGGAACTGGAGAGTCTTCTAAGAAAGTATATCGTCGTGCCGACCTTATCCGGCTACGTATGACAGATCCTGACCGTTATGAGGCACTGCAACCTGAGATTATGGCTGCGTACTCTGAAGGCAGGGTTAAATAAATTTAATTTAATTCACAAATTCACAGGAGAATTTTAAAATGGCATTAGGAACAGATCACGTAACGAGTACCACAGCAGCAACGTTTATTCCAGAAGTATGGAGTGACGAGATTGCTGCTGCGTACAAAAAGAGCTTGGTTGCAGCTAACCTAGTTAAGAAGATGAGCTTCAAGGGCAAGAAAGGTGACGTAGTTCACATTCCAGTCCCTGCACGTGGCACAGCTTCTGCTAAGGCAGCTTCTACACAAGTTACACTCATTGCAGCTACTGAATCAGAAGTAACTATTTCTATCAACAAGCACTACGAATATTCTCGTTTGATCGAGGACATCGTTGAAGCCCAAGCATTGTCTAGCCTCCGTCAGTTCTACACTGATGATGCTGGTTACTCTTTGGGTCGCCAAGTTGATACTGACTTGGTGAACTTGGGTCAACAGTTCAATGTTTCAACAGCTGGTGCAGGTAACTTCCGCTACGCTGGTGCTTTCATTGGTGGTGATGGCTCTACAGCTTTTGACTACACTGCTAACACCAATGCTGGTAATGCTTCAGCTTTGACAGCTGCTGGCATTCGTCGTACAATTCAGCGTCTTGATGACAGCGATGTTCCTATGGACAACCGCTTCTTCTTGATTCCCCCAAATGTACGTAACACTATCTTGGGTTTGACTGAGTTCACAACCTTCAACAGCGTTGGTGAAGCTGGTTCTGCTAACAGCATCCGTAACGGCATGATTGGTGACATCTATGGTGTTCCAGTCTACGTTTCGTCCAATGCTGGCACAGCTAAGTCTGCTGCTGATGGTACTGGTACTAGCTTGGGTCGTGTGTGCTTGATGGCTCACAAAGACTCTATGGTTCTGGTTGAGCAAGTTGGTGTCCGTTCACAGACTCAGTACAAACAAGAGTACCTCGGTACATTGTTCACAGCTGATACTTTGTACGGTTGCGCTGAGCTGCGTAACTACGGTGGCGTTGCCCTCGTGGTTCCCGTCTAAGTAGACTAATTAGGTTCCCATGCTCATTAGTAGCCACAAGCTACGGAAAGGTGTGGGAGCCTTTTTAATGTATTAAGTATAGTACATCAGAAAGGTTAACAGCAAATGAAATTTAAATGTATTCAATCAGGTAACACAGTAGAGTTCTTCCAAGAGCATGAGATTCTGGAGATGAAGAAACATAGTGGTTACACTGAAGTTATTGAAGTAGTTGAAGCTCCTAAAACAACATCTAAGAAAACAGTAGTAAAGCAAGATGAAACCAGTATCGACGGGTAATGTTCTTACTGCAGCAACGCAGACTACTCTGTTCACAGTACCTACTGGTTACTATGCTAGGTGGGCTCTTTGTTACGTTGTAAACCATTCAGGTAATAATAAATACATTGATGTTGTGTGGTATGACTCAAGTGCAGCAACTGAGATTTTTGTATTAGATAACTATGTGTTAACAGCAACTCAGTTTATTAAGTTTAACGATGGTGCTTATATTGTTCTTGAAGAGGGCGATCAAGTTCGAGCAACTTCTGAGACTGGCTCCACAATGAACATTATCAATACGTTTGAGTTATACAGAAAAGGCGAATAAGTATGGCAGTCACTAATCAGCAGATATTTGACTACTTGTTAGCTAACCCCGGCTTGAGTGATGCTCAGCTTGCAGCTGATATGGCTACCTATGGTATTTCACCAGCTCAACTGGCACAAGCTACAGGAACTCCAGAGAGTGAAATTATTGCTCGTGCTGCGGCTACAGTCCCAGAAGGTTCGTCAATTACTCTTGGAGATACTCGCATTGCTCCTCAATATGAGGTTCGAGGTTCTGGAGAAGATAGACAAGTTGGTGGTATTGAAAACATTTACGTTGAAAAAACTACTGGTGATGTTAACTATAAAGCCCCTGTTGGTTCAGACGTTCAAGTTCTAAGTCCTACTGGGGATCTTGTCAATACAATAAAAACTAAAGAAGAT